TGTTAGTCCTGTTGAAAAGCCGCGATATCAATTAGGTTTACGCACAATAGACAGACGTAGATTGCTTTACATTGAAAAAGATAAGATTATATTGAAGTTTCCGTTTGAACCTAAACTGGTTGACACTGTTCGTGATAAAACTAAAGTGAGCAGTGGACGCTGGACATTTATTAACGAAGAAAAGACCAAGCATTGGTCCATAGCACTCACGGAACCAAACTTTAAAACTTGTTTAGAGTTTGCTAGAGCAAATGAGTTTGACATTGCGCCAGAAGTATTTGACATAGAAAAGAAACTGTTGGCAGTAGCACCATACAGGTTGGACTTAGATCACGACGAAGCGGGTAACCCGTTTATACACAATGCGCCACAGACCATATTGGACTTTGTTGACTCACGTGGTGGTATGAATGTCAACAACATTATAAACTTAGTAGACTTGTCCACTGTACTACACTATGGAGTTGATCCCAAGTACGAAAAGATTATTACCAAAAACTATAGTCCACGTGTATACAATTTACTAAGGCACAACAATATAAAGTTTGCACCCAGTTTACAAAAGTCTATACTAGATGACTTGTTTATCTACGCCAACATTACTAATCGTTTTCCTATCTATGTATACGAACCAAATTTAAGTGATGAACTGCGAGATACTTTTGTCTATGGTTACTTTAACGAAGATGAAGTACTGATAGTACCACGTGATAACAAACCAATTGATATCACCGGTAAGAAGGTTGTGTACTTTACCAAATACCGTGCTACTTGGCCTGACCGTATTCCATTATTAATTACCAATGCTGGTATGATGCACGGTGCTGAAAAAACTTTATTGCTCCAAAGAGCAGAAAAGGTTGTATATTTTGCCGCAGAAGTGTACAATGTATATACTTCGAAGGATAGGTAGTGCAGGCACGTTTAATAATTAAAGATGAAGTCAACGTAAAGATTGAAGGACTAGAACTTGGTACTAGGACAGCTCTGGTGCGCAAGTACAAATATGAAGTCCCAGGCGCACGTTATCAACCAGCAGTTAGACTAGGACGCTGGGATGGTAAAGTGCCATTCTTTAATCTTGGTGGTACTACATACATCAATCTACTTCCTGAAATTGTCGCTTACTTAGATGAGCAAGGGTATGATATTGAGCTAAATGATCTCAGAGACTACCAAACTAAGTTTGACTTTAGTGAAGTAGATGAGCAGAGTTATAATCACAAAGTATGGCCTAAGAATCATCCTAAAGTAGGCCAACCAATTGAGCTACGTGATTATCAAGTAGAAATCATAAACAACTTCTTAAAGAATACTCAATGCATACAGGAAGTTGCTACAGGTGCAGGCAAAACAATTATGACAGCGGCACTAGCAGACAAAGTCAGCGAGTATGGTCGTACTATTGTTATTGTACCTAACAAATCACTAGTAACACAAACTGAAGAAGATTTTATTAACTTGGACTTAGATGTTGGTGTGTACTTTGGTGATAGAAAAGAGTTTGGTCGTGTACACACTATTTGTACTTGGCAAAGTCTTAACAATATGCTGAAACAAACTAGGAACGCAGAAGCAGATATTACCATTGGAGAATTTTTAGAAGGTGTAGTAGGTGTTATTGTTGACGAGGTACATGGTGCAAAAGCAGATGCACTCAAAACACTACTCAGTGGCCCAATGGCGCATATACCAATCCGTTGGGGACTGACAGGTACTATACCCAAAGAGCAGTACGAGTACATGAGCATATTCTGTACACTGGGCAATGTTGTAGGACAACTATCAGCACGTGAGCTACAGGAAGCAGGACACTTGGCTATGTGTCACGTGAACGTTGTACAACTAGTAGATCACACAGAATATACCAACTACCAAAGTGAACTAAAGTATCTACTGGAGAATCAAGAACGCTTAGACTACATTTCCAGTTTGATAAGTACTATTGCAGATTCAGGCAACACACTTATTCTAGTAGATAGAATATCAGCAGGAAAGGCACTAGCAAGTAAACTGCCAGACAGTGTATTTGTATCAGGTGCAACCAAAGCAGGGGAAAGAAAAGAACATTATGACGAAGTGGCGGAGGCAACAGGCAAAATCATTATCGCTACCTATGGAGTTGCTAGTGTTGGTATTAATATTCCCCGTATTTTTAATCTTGTTCTCATTGAGCCTGGTAAGAGTTTTGTACGAGTTATCCAAAGTATTGGTAGAGGAATTAGGAAAGCTGAGGATAAAGATTTTGTACAAATTTGGGATATAACCAGTACTTGTAGATTTGCAAAAAGACATTTAACAAAACGTAAAGCATTTTATCGAGATGCAAACTATCCGTTTGCGGTGGAAAAAACAGAATGGCAATAACAGTGTTTGTATGTGGAGATAGTTGGTGCAGTGGCGATACTGACTTACCTAAAACACATTTTAGTGAGTTACTTGGTCCTGAATATGAAGTAACGAATATAGCTCGAGGTGGAATGAGCAATACTGGGATATGTTTTCAATTGAAAACTGCATTATCTCTAGATGCTGAAATTGTTATTTTTGGGACAACTGATAGCAGTAGAATGGATGTACCTTTAAAATCTTTCAAAAAACATTTAGGCTTGAAAAATTTCATATATCCTTACGAGTTTGATCCCAGCTATGGCCATCCACTTGTTGGTGGATTAACAAGTAACATTTTATCCGGCACCATGCAAAACCTTATGTCTGACAGATGGGACTCATTAATACAATTACCTGACGAGAAAAAGAAAGCACTAAAAGAATATATAACACATTTATTTGATTATGAGCTAGAAAGTCAAAAAGATGAATGGTTAATAGGGTATTGGACAAACAAATTAAGTAATAAAAATATAAAACTTATACACTTGAATAAAGAATACCCAAGTCTCTATAAAAGTAAAATAGTTGATTGTCAGTATCACACATCTCCTGAAGTACAAATACAAGTAGCAGAGTTTCTTAAGAAAAAATTAAAAGAGTCAATACAATGAAGAAAAAACTAATGATCACAGGGTGTAGTTTTTCTGCACCTAGTACTAAACCAGAACTTAAAGGAACCAGCTGGGGTGAAAAACTTGCAACTAAACTAGATTGGGATCTAGTACACTTAGCACGTCAAGGTATGAGCAACGGTGGCATACGTATTATGATAGATGAAATACTACGTCAGCGTCCAGACTTTGCTATTGTAGCACCTACGTTCCATGACAGAATGGAAATACCTGGAGGCGCCGCTCCCTACATACCTAAGAAGGATGAGTGGAAAGGGCCTAACAGTGACCTACAGCAACACCTACAAACAGACCATGGCACAGGTTACGACCCAGCGGCAGGCGTAGACAATGTTAACTGGGGTAATAACAACTACAGAATGATTTCAGAAACTATTTTTAGTTTGGCTGAAAACTATGACCACCATTACCGTAGTCAAAAGTTAGACAAAGGTACAGCACAGGCAGTAAAGCAGTACGTCAATTATATGTACGACAATAACTGGAAACTGCAACAGGATCGATATATTATCAGTGATGGTATATTTAGATTATTTCATGCAGGCATTCCGTTCCTGGTCGTGGCCTGTAATATATGGACCAGCAATGATGTACGTGAAGCGTTCCCTAGTGTAATACCAGACAAACATTTTACACTAGAGTACGAGGATACTCCAGCATACGCAACAAACGAATACCCATTTACAGGAGAAGATCCTGGCTATCACGGCGCTGAAGCCAGTCAGGAATATCTTGCCGATAGGTATGTAGACATAATCAAAAATAAATTTAATCTATGACAGACAACACAATAACTAACTCACCAGAAGATTTTGATTGGTTTAAGAACAACGGTATCTTTATGCCAATGATCAACGACCGAGGTCGCAATATTGCTTACAAAAATGCAATAGAACGTGTAGCACCAGGCAGTATTATGTGCGACATAGGTACAGGTACAGGCTTATTAAGCATACTGGCCGCTAAAGCAGGTGCTAAAAAAGTTTATAGTATTGAGATGGACCCAGGCAGAGCTGAATATGCCAGAGGACTAATTAAGAAACTAGGACTAGACAACATTATTCAAGTTATAAACAAAAACTTTTACAAACTTGACAGAGTTGATATGCCTGATGATATTGATTACTTTGTATCTGAAACCATTGGCTCACCAATCTTCAATGAAGACATAATTGATTTGGCTAAGCATTCCAAACAATGGGGTGGAACATTTATTCCAGGTACCATTGACTTAATTGTTGAGATATACAATAACCATCCTATACTACCACTGGTTTATGCTAGTTCCGAAGCATTTGAGTTTCAACCAGACATTGACATAGACAATGATTTTGAAAATGAAATTAACACAAGTTTTCAAACACAGCATCCGCCAGACAGCACAATATATAGAATGAATTTTATTGATAATCTATTTCAACAATTACCGTGTTTTAAAGCCGACGGTATTGATTTAAAATTTGATGTAATACATCAAGCAGATCCGGTATGTATAGATTTAAATGATATGTCAAGCGATGTCAACGATATTAGAATACGTATCCCAAATAAAGACCTACCGCCACATCATAGGGAATATGTTATTGTATTAAAATGGCAGGCAAGAATGTTTGATGATATTGTAATGAGGGTTGAGGACACTATATGGGGTAGTCCGGGGAAAACTATATTAGAACGATGTAAACGTCCCGGCGCTGATTTAGAAATATGGTATGATCCTAAAATAGAAAACTGGAGATTAAGTTACTAATGAGAATATTAACCTTAGATGATGTAGCCTACGAGCTAAATGAAATACCTGACGAAGTAGATGATATGCGCTTCGCTGTACTAGACAACAGCGATCCTCGTAGCCCTGATTACTTTTATATTCCTTTAATATTCTTAGAGTCTTTCAATAGTCCAGCACTAGTACTACGTATAGGCGAACATACAATTAAGATGCCGGTAGATTGGCACGTACTAATTGGTGAGCCTGACATCGGCGACTTGGAGGTTGTGCCGTTGACCAGTATCAATGATAGAGGATTCAGCACATATCTGTTCAACCCACTTAGTGATTACAGACCCAGCTTCGCTCCAATTGAAATTGTAGACATATACCAAGATGTTAAATGGTATTTCCCTAAACTACGTCCAGGACAGTTACTAGCGATACCGTTAGAAACAAATACAAAGAAACCACGGTGTGCATACTTCGTAAAAGACATTAGTAGACAAAGTGAGATAGTTGATTATGGCAAGTGCTGGTAGCGCAGTACTGTTTGTAGCACATCCAGATGATTGCGTAATATTTGGATATCCTTTTATACACAATCATTCCGAGTTCTCTTGGGATATCTTTTACCTAACCTATACATCTAAAGCAGATAGAGCCAAAGAAGTACGTGCCTTCTGGGATAAACGTAATATAAAAACATTTTTCCTTGGCTGCCTCGACGACTACAGTTATGTACAACGTGGAGAGCTTGGATTTGATGGGAAAGAAGCACGTGAAAAGATACAGTATCTTTCACAAGGATATAAACTGATACTAACACATAATGTAGATGGTGACTATGGACATTTACATCACAAGTTTGTACACGAATCAATTAAAGACATAGCAATACCGCAAATATATTTTGCCAGTACATTTAATTTAAACTATGAATGTACATGCCCTGACTATGGGCTTGAAGATTTACCACTGCATCGTGAAGTCATTGAGGGCTTCCAGGATAGGCTGACGGGTAGATATATAGTCACAGACTCAGCAAGGAAATACGTATGGCCGGAATCGACGACAGCATCGAATGGGAATACCCAGAAAATTCAGCAGGTGTAAAATATGTTTATGAAAATGACACAATGGGAAATATCTGGGGCAGAGAAGTTGGAAAGCCACATTCGGAAAGAGTCCTAATAGGCACATATCCTGTGGACAATTGGATACGTGAGTCGCACTACTGGCACCAAATAGTCTCAGCCGCAAAGGACAATCCTGCCTTGCAAGAAGTGTTAGATCGTGCTAAAGTTATATATGAACTTAGTAAAAAAGACGATAGCGGGCCAACGATGCACGTACAGGTATGAACAAGTTAGATATATTCTATGAAATGAAACAGTTTGATCTTAAGAACAGATCATTCTACAGCCAGCTCACCGACGAAGAACGTAAGAAGTTTAGTAACTTTCTTATGATACGTTGGGGTAGTGCTGTTGGCGGCAGTCCAGAACTGCAATCATATTATCTAATGAGTTGCAACGATAGACTAAACAAGAATTGGTTTGATTTAAACAAGCATCCAGAACTACAATGGCTATTAGCAACGACTGTAAGTCCAGGAATGGGCACACATAGACATGAATGGATAAAACAAAAGAAACGTGAAAGCAATAACAAAGTGGTTAAGTTCTTACGTAACTTTTATCCAGACTATGCAGATGATGATTTAGAAACACTGGCAGAGCTCACAACCAAAGATGAATTAAAACAACTAGCAAAACAACATGGCTGGGATGACAAGCGCATTAAGTCAGAACTTTAAATGCAAGTACTGTGATAAAGAGTTCCGCAGGGAGTCCACACTTGCGGCACATCTTTGTGAGCCCAAGCGACGTTGGCAAGAAGAAAAAGAAACAGGTGTACAATTCGGACTTAGAGCATATCTACAGTTTTTTGAAACTACACAGGGTAGTGCAAAGAATAAAAGTTTTGATGACTTTGTTGCGAGTCCGTATTACAGAGCTTTTGTTAAGTTTGGTAGACATTGTGTTAGTATTAAATGTATAAATGTAGTAAACTATACAAGTTGGCTGTTAAAGAATAACAAGAAGTTAGACTATTGGACAAAGGATGCATTTTATGAAGAATGGTTATGCGAGTATCTCAAAAAAGAAGCAGTCCAAGACGCTTTGGAGCGTGGTCTCAAAACCATGGAAGATTATGCAAGCAACGGTTCGGGACTTGCGGGATTCCGGGACTATTTTCGGTTCGGTAAT